TAAAAGTCCGCAAGATTCCTTAGGGTCTTGTTCTTTTGCGTGTGTAAGGGCAAAATCTTTCCAAGTCATGCAACGATTGTACCAATAGAAGGAAACTCATTCCTTGTACATTGTCTTTTTGGTGCCCTTATGCCAGCAAGGTCAAAAACAGCAGCAAGTTCAAATTCAACTGTTTCTCTGTTTTCATTTGCCTTACGATCAATTTTATATATTTCCTGTGGGAACTCTGCAGTAGGGTCTGGTGTACCTAAAGGGTTTACTTGCTGTGTTGAGGTTGTTGTTGTTGTTGAGGTTGTAGTGTTTGGATTATTCATTGTAATTGTGTTACCCATAGCATTACCATGAACTGTGCAGTAGTATCTCAAATCACTAGGGGCATCTGGATAAGCTGGCTGATAGGTGACTGTTGCATCTGTTCCAAGTGTTCCAGCATTTGTTGTAGATTGTTGCCCTCCAGCATCAGATTTTATTCTCAAAGGGTGTCCAACATTTGAACTATGAGATTGATTAAATATATAAGTTGATCCACGCTTCATTGTTATAACAGGATTATTAACACCATTTATCAAAAATATATTTATACCACCTACGTTTGCCACAGTAACTGTGTAAGTCACAGATTCAGCGTCTGCTGGGTCGGCAATCGTTGTTGTCGTAGTTGAGCTTGTAGTTGTTACTGGAAAATTTGCATTATCCAAAAATCTTGCCAAGGTTCTTATTCTTGTTACTGTCGCACCTGTAAGATCATTGCCTGTTGTTACTGCGTTAACGTTTAAAAGGATAGCTGTTATTGTTCCCAAGGCATTACTGACAGTTAATGTTGGTCTTGGTAATTGACCTTTTTGATATGCAAAACCTTCTGCCTTTATTGGCATTTTTAAATATTGATTACCAGCCCAAACAATATCGCCATTATTATTTAAACTTGTACCATTATGAAATCTATAAGTTTGAGCAGAGCCATGTAAATTTGCATCTGTTGTAAGAGTAAATAATTCAATAATTGCTGACGGATTTATTTTTTGTAAATCAGAAACAATAGGTGCTGTACTCATGGTTCAAATACCTCTCTAAATTCGGCAGTGATTGTGGCTCTATTATTATATGGAATTGATTTACTCCAAGAATCACAAACAAATTTTCTGTTTGAATCTCCTTCTGGTGTATAGTCAAAACTTGCTTGGTCATTCGCACGAGCATCTAAAAAAGTTTCAATAGTATCTGCATCTGTTTCGGAAACATTAAATGTAAAATTAAAAACTTTTGGATTTTGGTTTTGGGCTAACCCAAAAATAATTCTGTGTTCATAACCATCTGCAAATCTAACTGTTCTTGAAACTGGTGCATTTTTTTTTCTTGTTCCATAGCTTGGTTTTATATCAGGAAAAGTTGCCATTATGCCAAAAGTCCTCCAGGTCGTTTCTGCTGTATTAATTCTGATTGTACAGCTACTGCAATAAGTTGACCAAGTTGCCTTGCATTATCATCATCTCCTACAACAGCAGAACCCGAAGCATCTACATTTACAACCACATTATTTGTTGACCCACCAAGTTTATCATTTGGAATAATAGTACCAGCAGTTGTTGGAACAAAAATTTCTGGACCTCTTTCTCCTACGACTGAAGGACTACCAACAGGTGGTCTACCACCATTTGCAAATGTAGGCAAAGAGCTAAAAATACCACCAAATGTTGATGATAAAAATGTATTAATACCAAGTCTTAAAAGATCAGACGCAATACCTTGAAGTATTGACCTAGCTGCATCTCCTAGAGATTTAGTTTGCATAATTGCACCAACCAAAGCATCCGAGATGCCAGATGCAATATTATTACCTATTTTTACAAATGCGTCACTTAATTTATCTGCATCATTTTTATTTTGTTTTAAGTTATTACTTATCTGTTTAGTTTTGTCATTTGTAATACCTAAAAGTAAATTTTTTCTTGCTTGTAATTCGTTTATTTTTGTAGTAAGTGCTGCTTGTGTATCTAAAATTGCTGTATTTTCAGCTTCTGTTATTGGAAAAACTCTGGTTTTGTTTATCTCATTTCCGATTTTAACAATTTGATTTTTTGTACCTTCTAATTGATCTATTCGTAAATCTAAACCCTCAACATCAAGACCAAGAGGTTGTATGTTTTCCGTAAAATTTTTAATTTTTTCAAGGTCACTCAAAGTACCACCAGGCACTTCAAGGTTTAATCTGAAACCACTTATCTGTCTTTGAAATTCACTTGAAAATAATCTATTTATTGAACTTAATAATTTATTAGCAGTTTTCAAAGCACCTAATAAAGCTGGTGTTAATACTTCTCCTATAGTTCTTGCAAGTGTCTCTACATTATCTTGAAAAGTTGATAACTGTCCATTTAAAGTTTCAGATTGTTTTGTAGCACCACCAAAAAATACACCACCCTGATTTGTAAGATTTATTAAGGCTTGATTAACAAGATCAGCACCAATCTTACCTTTACGCATTGCTTGCTCAAATTCTTCGCCCTGTAATCCTGTAATACGTTTTAATTCACTGGTAATATCAACTCCTCTTTCTAATAACTGCAATTCTTCCTCTCTTTGCAACTTACCCTTTGCCAATATTTGACCAAAGGCTGTTGATATACCACTTAAATCTGCACCAGTAGCACCAGCAACATCTGATAATCTCTTTACAGTGTCAACCAAATCCTCAGTTTCAAAACCAAATGCCTTTAATCTTTTCGCTTGTTCTATTAACTCACTACTTGTAAATGGTGTTACATTACCAAAGGATTGCAATTCACTTATAATTTTATTTGCCTTATCAACAGAACCTGTAAGTTGTATCAATGCTGTTCTTTGTGTTTGTAACTCTGCTGTTTTAACAAAAATAAACCTAAATGTTGCTGCAAGTGCTAATGCTTTTAATAGAGGACCTAATGAACTTGTTAAAGTTCGTACACCACCAGCAGCTACTTTTGCTGACCTACCATTTTCTCTAAAAGCACGACTTGATTTGTCTAATCTATTTTTTAATTTATCTGTATTCTTACTTAATTGTTTTGTAAGCTGATCTGTACGTTGCAATGGTCTTATTGCATTTTGTGCATCAACTATTAATCTGACAGTAGATTGAGCCACAAACGCAAATAACCTTTATTATATATTACCTTGTTTTAGCCTTTTGACGATTTAATTCTTGTTTTTCTCTTTCTGTTTTTACTTCATAATATGCAGCCCAATATATAAGTTCCTCTTCTGTAATAGATTTTCTAAGTTCAACTAATGTCTTACCAAGTTCTGTTGCGAGAAAAAACTCAAAATTTAACCAGTTGTCTCGCTTTATTCGTTTTTTGCTGCACCTAAATCAATATTTAAACCCATCATAAATATTTCAAGATCATTCAAAACTGTTTCAGGTAGAAACCTTTTAAGGTTTTCAGCATCACTAGATGCAAATGCTTTTGAACCATCTTCATTTTCTGCCAACTGACAAAGCAGTCTTGTAGATATAACCAAGGCTTCTTCTGAGCCAGCAGCAGCTTGTGCTTGTATTCTGTCGTATCTAGTAAGTGGTGGAAAATATAATTCTTTTAACAATTCGCCATTAGGCTTTTTAAGTTCATACTTTCTTCTGTTGCTCATTACCTCGCCAAAGGCTTCAGTAATAAGGTCGACATTTCTTTTTGCCATAAATTATTAGGTTGGTTATCCTAATGTACTATATAGCTGAAGTTATGGCACCACTTGTGATAAAGGTTATATTTACCTCTTGTATCTCACCAAGTGTTGCACCATACTCTGCATTGGTAACTATTCCAGAAAAACCAATTTTTTTAGCAGATTGCGCAGAGTCTGGAAACAACTCAAACAATGCGTCTGCAGCATCACCAGTCACAAGAACATCATCAATAAATGCTTGATAATCTGAGTTGCCCGATGGGTTGTAAAGAAGTGTTGCAGAACCCTCACCAGAAATAAGACCACCGACAAAGGTTTTAGAGGTGTCACCCATTTTTGTGGTTTCCATTGTGTCTTTAGTGACAGACAATGACCATGCTCTTAAATCACTTACATCTGCCTCAGTACCAGCAGCATTGTGGAACATAATTTTTCCAACATCACCTTTTACAGCCATAACAAAAAAAAGTATTTATTTTATATTAACCTTTTTTAGTATTTTTCACATCTTTTTTGGCATTTTGTTGTGCCTCATAATATTTTCTACATTCAGGGTCCCAATATTGTGACTCTCTTCTACCCTTTACTGCTTCAATCGCATCAAGCATATCTTCAGTAATTTCAAGCTTTGCCATAATTAAAGTTCCTCAAATATTTCAAATGTAATTCTTAATTGTGTTTGAAACTTGCCTTCAGGACTAGATGCCAAAACTTCTGGTCCTATAGGCGAATCAAAAATTACATCTGATACTGTCACTTTATTGTAAAGGTCACGGACTCTTTTGCCAATCGTAAAGTTTGCCCCAGGACCTATACCCTCTTCTGTAAATATATTTATGACGACTAGACCAACAACAATATTTACGTTATTTCCTAAATATCTACCAGTTCCAAAACTTGTTTGGCATTGAACAAATGTATCTTCTGTTGTCGAATCAAAAGACATATTATTAAATACAACAGGAATAGCAGGGCTGGATGCTAATTCTGTTGCAAGTCTGCCTTCAATAGTTGATCTTACTGTGTTTAAATCTACTGCTGCCATCAATCCCTCCTAAATTCATCTTCAATAAAACCTTCAAGTTGTTTGGCAATTAATTCTGGATAACCTTTTATTGTATTTGTCTCAGGTCTTGTTCTATATTTACCACCCCAACTTGGTGGAAGGCTTGTACCATAAGCAACTGGTTCAGCATATTCTACATCTGTAAATACTTCGCCAACAAATGGTTTTATATCATTTTCCCAAGAACCTTTTAGGTTACCAGTATCAACAGGCGTTGCTTTTTTTACTCTCTCCTCCCAAAGTAAAGTTGCTTTCTTAACAGTACGAATAACTTTATCTTCAAAGTGTTCACCAATACCAGACAATCTTATTTCTCTTGCCATAGTTACCTCAGTACAAGTTCAAAGCTTATTGGTGTATTATTCTGTTCATTAACAGAAATACTGATAATTTTAAATTCAACACTACTTATAACCACTCTATCTTTTGTTGTAGGAACAAAAGTAATATCATTTGCAGATATAGTTAGAATCTTGTCTTGCGACTCAATGAGATCGTTAACCTGTGACCTTGAAACATTATTTAGAACACCTTTTATGGTTGTATCAGATGTTGTCTCTATTATCGCACCAGTAGTTGTATTATAGCTGCCAGTGCTAACTCGCCTTATGGTTACATCTCCACCAAGTTTACTCAGTGTCTTTGATGCAGCTTTTTTTAAGGCGTTTGCAAGGCTCATATCAGATAAGCAATAACAGTGCCACTATCAAGCTTGACACTCGTAATAACACCTTCAATGGCAGTATTAGATTTAAACTGCAAAGATGTTAAATCCCCTGTAATGTTTTCTGCTACAAGTGTATTAATAACAGAATCTTGTAATGCTTTAATACAGCCAAAACGACCTGTATGTGCAGCAGTATCATTAATAATTTTGGCGGCTGGGTAGTAGCTCATTGTTAACTCCTTTTGATTGCGACATTGCCTGGACCACTTATTCGTAAACCAGTAAAATACCGTTCAAATAGTGGTGGTACTCTATCAGCACCAACCGAACCATAAAAATTCGGTGTTGCATCTAGATTACCAATTTTTACATTTTTAAAATCTTCAAGACCACTCAATCCTAAACCATTACGATTATTATTCAAGTAAACAGCAAGAATAACTTGCGCCTTTTTAACTTGCTCTGGTATCTCTGTCTCTGCAAAATAATCGGTTGATATTCTAAATGGAAAACCTATTGAATATGTATTTATGTAGGTGTCAGGTTTCCTTACACCCTGTCTTGGCCATTG